CTGCGTTTGGATCAGGAGCCGGCGGTGGTGGTGGCAATGTCGATGGGTCAGTCAACTTGTGGCCAACGTCCATGATGCCGAAGTTCTCGGCGATATCGACCATTGTGCTGTGGATGTTTTGCGGAGTGACGACGCCGGTCTGCATAACCTGCTGTTGCAAGCCCATGAATTGCATGAGGACTTGGTTCTTGTACGTGCGATCCATCATGCCGAAGGTGATGTTCGTCGCCACGTTCATGCCTGCGTCCCACTTGCCGATCGTGAGCGGCTCGTCGGCGGTCTTGAGATGGGAAAGATACTCCGCTGCCAATTCCGCGTTGTGGATGCACAGGTCGATGATGACTTTTGCAGCATAGCGATAGCCAGTGTCCGCGAATGAGCGGCAAACCTGTTCCAGTAGCAATTCCTGTGCCTGCTTCTGCTCAAGAACCGCTGTAGCGGTCACATCCTGCTTGTCGGAAATGTCGGTCGAGATCAGGTCAGCACCAGCGCCGGTCACGGCGTTCATGCGCTTGTTGTTGAGGTCCAGGAACGGGAGAATGACGGCTCCATTAGACGGCGGCGTGATGAAGGACAGGCCACCTGTAGGATCGGACGAGCGGATTACCTTGCCGGGGAAGATGTTTAGCGCGTCATCCGTCATCGTAACGTCTGGATTGACGGCCTTAATCGGATCGCTCTGGTAATGCAGGTTGTCGATGTAAGCGCGCGTTACCTTCGTCGCTAGATCCTGCTCCGGTGCAACGCGATCTGCATAACCCTGACCAAAGATCGTGCCGTCTGTCTGGAATGGGACGAACACAGCGTATGGGTAGAACTTGCTGACTTCCTTGTAGCCGAGAACCACAGGAGCAGTCTCGATGTTACCGGCAAGCGTGATGCGGTAGTGACGGCGCTGTTTGTCCTCAATCGCCATCATCGTGTAAATTTCGAAAATCTCGATCTCGTCGCCAAAATCGGAAAGCGCTGTCGTGTCCGCGATCTTGCTACCGCGCACGGTCGAAACACCGTCACCGCGATCCGACGCGATTTCGATCTCATCGAGAATGCCAGCGTCATAACCGCGCTCGATCAGTTCGGACTTTGCCACATAAGAGCGATGACCCTGCAAGCGTGCGTCTACGCCACCAGTGTGCGGGTCGAAACCGGCTTCCTTCGAAACGATGAAGTCCTCAACCGCTACTGTCTTGAAGCAGAACTGCGGAACGTGCTTGATCTCGCGGTAAGCGATGTCGCGAACGTCTGGCAGCATAAGCGCGGCCTGTTCCTCGACCTGTTCCGGCGTAAAGCCCTGCTGCTGCGCTACGGCCATCAACTGCTGGCGCATCTCGTCGGGGATTTCGGCTTTGTAATCGTCGGAATAATCGACGATTTTGATCTCGCCGTTCTTCTTACGCTCGGTAAGCGCAACAAGTGCCTCGTCATCAACGCCCTTGAGGACCTGAATAACGCCTTCTTCGGCGGAACTTTCAAATGAGATATGCAGAACGCCCAAACCGAACAGACAGCCGCTCAACACCCACGGCGACAAGATTGCAACGTGAGAATTCATCTCGCGCATAACGTTTCGGAGAACGCTGTTCTGCTGCTTGCCGATCATCTTCTTGACTGGATCGGAAGTCAGCGGAGAAAACGATACAACCTCTTTCTGGCTGTCGAACGTCTTGACGATCTTTCCACGCGCAATATCAACGCGTTCCTGAATGTCATTGGTTACGTGCTTGTTCTTGAACTTGAGTTTTTCGTCGTTTGGGAGCGGCTTACGGTAATAACCCTTGAGGTTCTTTTCGTACTGGTTCAACAGCGTGGACGTTTGGAAACTGATGCTTTGATTGACTAGCCCACTCAGTTTGTGTCCTAGGTCTTTTGCATCTTCCAACTCATTCGCTGTGAAAGTCTTTGCGCCCATTTTATCGAAGGCGTTCTTCTTATTGTTTTTCATTGAACCCCTTTAGTGCGGCATTCGATAAACTCGCTATTATGTCTATTTAGTTGGCTGCGCTGTTTTGGCTGTTATTCGTAGTGGCTATAGAACCCAGTGTCGTACTCGATCTGACCGCCATTCGTTGACGCTTGCATGAGTGTCATTTTCGACGGAGCGAACGTAAGGCAAAGAGCGTCGGCAAAGTCAGTTGATCGACCTGTGCGCTTCTTGATGTCTTCCTTCTTCTCGATCTTGTATTTCGGCAGTTCCCAATAGTTCGGAGCCGTCAAATCCTCGATCAGAAGGTTGTTGTTGGGGATGCTTACGGAGACTTCTTCATTGCAAAGCCAGTCACGGCACTCGACCCACATCAGTGCGCGCATGTTCAGATAGAGGTCAGGCTTGCGAGATGGTCGCTGTTGACCCTCGACGCCCATAACCGGCAGTTTTGCGGTGCGGAGGTTGAACAGCGTGCCGTTACCGATGCCGTTCGAATCGACAACAATCTTCACTGGACGCTTTGCGCGTGGCGTCTTGTTCCAGATATCAATGATGAAGTCGGCCAACTGCGCGGGATTGGTTCTGTCCCACCAGCGCAGATCAAGCACCTTGTTGTCCTGGCGGATGCAAAGCACTGCTTTGTCTCGACCCTGACCAGCCGGATCGACGCCCCAGATGATCGGCGCGCCCTCGGCGGGTATTACGTCATCGCGATTGATTGCATCATCGATGTATTCGCGAGGAATAAGCGTGTCAGCATCCGAAAGCGGGAACTCACCAAGCACCATCGCTCGATACATTGGCGATGTGACTGCGCCGTAGGACTTTGCTTGGCGATCATGACGAACAGGATCGTCCATGTAATCGCGGCCATCACGCATAACGCCGTGGACCTTGGTCCAGTCCTCGTTCATCGGCGACTGATAGAAGGTGTCGTAGAAGAACGAGTTGATCTTTTCCGGGTTGGAAACGAGGCAGAGTTTCGCGTTACGGTCTACAAGGATGTTAAGCAGAGCGCCGGTGAAGATATCTCGATCAACACCAGTCGCCTCATCCACGAAAACGAAGTTGTTGGTCTTGTGAATACCACGCGCACCCGCGACGTTCTCTTTCGAAACCAGTTTGTATTCGGCAAAGCAGTCCTTCGGAGCGTTCTTGCGGAATGCGCCGGATGCAGTCACATCGAACGCCGCCTGTATCCACTCGGGCATACGCCCGAACATGGATTGGACTTCCTTCCAAAATACGGACTTTAGGTTGCCTTCGTTCGGGCCGAAAATCGTAACCTGAACCTGATTGTGTGTGACGAGCGCCCACCAAGTGAGGATCGCCATTGAATAGGTCTTGCCTAGACCAGTTCCACCGCGAAATGTGATGCGGTCGTTATTTTGAAACGCATAAAAGAACTCAATTTGCTTTGGTGTAAGGATTGCTCCGATTGTTTGTTTCGCAAACAGTACGGGGTCTTTACGCCATCTTATCAGTAGTGCTTTTAGTCGTGCTTCATCCTCTTGTGCGACTTCCATTCGATACCTTCATTATTAGGATCGAATATTTATTGAGATCGCACGAAAAAGCCCGGCTAGTGATAACCGGGCTTGTGTTCGTCAGATTGTATCAGTGTTTATTTCGTGGACTTCTTTGAAGCACGCACAGGCGGCTTGCCGTTGCGATCCTTGAACTTCTGCTTGTTGGTCGCAGACACGTCTGTGATTTTCTGCTGGAAGCCTTCATCGGTCTGAGCAAGTTTGACGCCAATTTCGAGGATTTTGATTACGTGTTCAAGATCGGTTGCCTTGAACCACTCGGTGCCATTCGGAGTGCTTATCTTCGCACGACCAAACTTTACAGCCCAACCGTTGCCATCGCGGAAGAACCAATCCGACTGCGGCACCAAATCCTGATCGATATCGCGTCCATCTTCCATAGCAGTGATGAGTTCGGCAGCCTTTTCGGCCTGCTTCTTTGCCGTCTTGATGAACTTCGCGACTGGATCGGCAGCAGTGTTCGCACCGCGCGACGTGGTTAAGGCGTCAAGTTCAGCATAGAGATCAGATACAGAAGGATTTGCCATTGGTCGGCTCCATAATGAGTTCAAATACGACGGTTCTACTTAAATACGTTACGAACCAACTCATTGGAGGACTACCACGCATGAAATTACGTGTCTACATTGCAGGCCAGTACAAGCGCACTGACATTGCCAAGATCGCAGCCGAAAACCCATCATATAGTGAACTAGATGCTACCAAGCATTTCGTTGATCAGAAGTACGGGGATTGGATCGCTGCAAACATTCCAAGCGCAAAAGACGACTATGTGATTGCTGTTCCAAATACGGAATGTTTTGACGTGGATTTCGAGCGACAGGCTGACGCAGAAGAGTTCCGCACGCATTTGGGCGGAAACTATCTGTAAGAAGGGATTAACAATGGCAAAAAAGAAGGAAGGCGCGAAAAGCCTCAATTTCACTGATGAAGCGGATCGCCCAACGTACAAGTTGCGAAATGGTGACGTTGTGCCGATGAGCGATGCGCGAATTGCTGCGATGAAAGAGAAAAGTTGGAAAGAAGGCCAGAGCGGCAATCCTGCTGGCTGTCCTCCCGGCATTCCTGAGACAAAACTGAAATTGCATCAGCACACCGATGAAGCAATCGCGGTGCTACGCAATGAAATGTTGAATGGCGATAACGCCGGTGCACGAGTTAAAGCGGCATTGGCGTTTATCACACCTTTTGTAGCACCGGCTCCGAGCAAGCAGGAAGTCGATGTGAATGTGAACGTGAACAATCCCATTAGTAAATTCCTAATGATGGTCACGGAAGATTTCGAGAAAGACCCAAGCCTGTTAATCGATGTGACGCCGAACAAAGAAAATCCATAACGTCTGATTTCGTACAAAGGGTTGCTGTCGGATGCACGGGTTCTATGTCGGACCCATGGAGGACTGACCATGACAACTATTGATGTACGCCGAGCAGCGTTTGAAGAAACGCATCGTGTTGCCACGGAGGACACGGAAAAGCGACTAAGGAAAGCGCGTGAGAAGACCGAGCGACTTAGAGCGCTTCGGCTGCAACGTGAGGCCGAAAGTTCTCACGAACATGATAATCAAAATTTGGATTGAAGTGTTCTCTCGATTTTAATCAGAGAGTTGGAATGCAGATATAAAGACTTATATGGTGCAGGGGGGTGGGTGCACCTGCGTGTTTCCTAAAATGCCTCCAGACGCCCTAGGGCTGGCTGAGCGGCTAGGGTAGCATCTGCGTTGCGCTTGAGGTGCCTTGCGCAAGGACGACTGCTCTATTGGACCCAGCGAATGCAATGCTGCTTGCTTTGCACCCTACCCTCACATGCTTAGCCAGGCCAGCACATAGACATATCGTCCGCTTGCGAGACGGTCAGAACGCATAACGTTTGCACAGGTGTGCAAGAGCCAGCCAATGACTGCTCTATTGGTCCCTGTGGTACGCTTGATATGGAAACAGCAGCCGTTTCCGACTGCTGCACCATGAACACTTTTTAACGAAACGTTTAGGCTGTCACTTCCGCTTCCTACGGCACTACCATGACTGCATCTATTTAGTGGCTGAAAAGCCCCACCGTTTCCGATGGGGCCTCGTCCGATTGCGCAATCGGAGTGTCGATTACTTCTGCTTAGCAGCCTTACCCTTTGCACGACCGACCTTCAGCCGCTCGCTACGTTCAGCCGAGTGCTTTGCGATGACCTCTTGCAGTTTCGTGTCCGCCTGAATGGCCTCCTTCGCAGCCTAAAGGATCACGACGACCTGATCCAGATCAGCAGCCTTGAACAACTTGCTGCCAGCGACTTCGAAAGCATTGCGACCGATACGGACCACATAGCCAGCGCCGTCTTTGCGGAACCACAGCGACCGGGAATTATGCTGCTTGCCGTCCTTCACTTCCTTTGCGTACTGAACCTGCGTGTCCAACTTGCTGTAGAAGATTTCCATCGGGGTCTTGCCACCAACGTGACCGGTCGTTGCTGCTGCCTTGAGGAGTTCCAGTGCGTTTGCCATTGTGTAGTTCCTTCGATCTATTGTGCAGCGCTCCATTGCGTCTGCTGTTCTCTTATCAATAGCCGTTGGATAATCAGGGCAACCGCTCATTCCTATTTCTTCAATTCTTTTCCATCACGCGCTTTGCCTGCATTGCAGTCCATTGGTTGCCTCGTGCTGTGGTAATGCCACGTTCATTGAG